GCGCGGGTTCATCGACCACGTAACGATCGATCGGGAGGGGTACGTCGATGTCATCGATGATAAATCCGGAGCGAATCCGCCTACGGATCGATTCCAGCTTGACGTGTACGCAAGCGCGCTTGAAAAAACTTACGATTTGGTTCCGGCGCGTGTTGCGTACGCCAATGCACGGGAACAGAAAAAGGGATCGCACTTAACCACGTACGCGTGGGATGGTTCGCGGCGGCTTCCCACTACTGAACGCATTCAGCGGATGGATCGGGCAGAGAGGGATCGCGTATACCTGCCCGTCGTCGGGAAGCAGTGCAGCTATTGCAATGTGCGAAAGTCGTGCATGTTCGGCGGTACCGGAGAGGAGATCCTGTAATGGAAGCGTTTTGGATACTGGCGGGCGTGGCACTCGTGCTCGCGGCATTCGCATTGCTGGCGTTCGGCATGGCCAAGTATGAAGCTGTGCAATTGGCCAAGCGCACTACCATGTCAGTACGGGACTGGAAGCCTATCGGTGCGATAGATGACGAATCCCCGGTAGTATTGAGAGCGCGAAGGAAGGGGTGACGGGTAGATGGTGATATTCGGATGGTATGTGCTCGGGGCAATGCTGATGTTCATGGGCGGATTCCTGTTTCACTGGGCGTTCTTTGCCCGCGGCAACTACGCCGACTATGAGGCGCAGGTGAACTCGTACCGCCGTGTGGTGCGCAAGCTGGAAGCGTCCGACGCGCCAACGGTAGCGGTCTACCGTGCGCCGCGATCGGTGCCACTGCCACTTGCGCAGTCGGATCGGGATCTGCTAGGTTGAAGCCTCTCCCCGGCGCCTTGAGTCCGATACTCCCGGGGAGTGTTAGTTCCCCCGACCGGCCAAATCAGAGCGCTTCGCATGATCGGAATCACAGGCTTCCGGAAGTTCTCGGCCGGTCGGGGGAACACAAAATCTTGACAGGATGCGAATAGCAATCGGAAGAGAGTTCCGGGGCGCCTACTCCGGGTAAGGTGAACACGCATTCGAACCGGCAACCGCGGTGGTCTCGTCAACCCTCGCCTACCCTGATTCGCTACCGGGGTAAAGGTTCCGGACAATTGAATAGCCTCGCCGGTAGAGTCGGAAGCTGTATCCGGCGGGGTCACGGGAATAGGCCGGTAGGCATCGGCGTGCTCAGCGAGCGCGAAACGCGGTTCAATTCCGCGGATTCCCCCGAGCGGCATAAGCCGTGATGGATAACAGGATAGACAGGATGACACAGTGTCAGACGATGAAGTCAAGGGCTTGCTGAACGGCTCCGGGATTCCGTGGTACCCGTTCGACAAGGTAGGCGATGAAGTCCGCGGAGTGGTCGTCTCGGCGAAAGCCAAGGACGAAACCTACATGGACGATGGGCCGGGCTACAAGAAGGGTGACGTGAAGACGTGGCCCGACAGCAAGCCTAAGCGGATGATCGTGGTAACGGTGCAGACCGACATCACGAAAATCAACCGCTACGACGCACAGACCGGCCAGTACGGCGAAGAGCTGGAAAGCGAATCGGGCAAGTGGGTTATCGGGCTGACCGGCAACAAGTACACGGCGGCCGCGCGCGTGCTCGGTAACGACATCATCGAAGGTTCCATCTTCGGGATGAAGTTCGTTCAGTACTCGGATCGTGCGCCAAAAGCGCAGGGATTCTCACGCGCCAAGCTGTTCGAGGCTTACTACGAGGAAGCTCCGAAGGGCGTCAACATTCAGACCGGCGAGGCTCCGACCCTAGCGAGTGCGACAGCGAGCGCACCGGCCGGTGGCTATGCCACGAGCACGCCGCAGTCAGGCAATCAGGGTGTGCTTATCCCGAACGGCGGGCGCCCGGACTACCTCGATCAGTCCACATGGGACGTGATGAGTCCGGGTGAAAAGGCCGAGCTGTCACCGCCCGCACCGAGTCTCGTCAAGCCCGCCGCGGTGCCACAGGCCGCCTGGGACAAGATGAGTGACGACGTGAAGCGCAAGGTTCTCGGCGCGGCCAGTTCGCCCGTTTAAACTTCACGCCCGTGCTTGCCGGTCGGTAGCGCGGTAGTGAGGAAGTTCGCGACCCCCCGGAAACCATTGGTCTGGCTTGCCCGGGGGGTCGCGTTCCTATCTGGAGATGACATGCTGAAATACTCCGCTTTCGGATGGGCCGCGGGTGACGACGCGTGCGCGTTCTACCGCCTAACCCTGCCCTTCCTGGCACTCAAAAACACGTACGGCTGGGAAGTCGCGACATCATTCGCAATGACCGATGCTCCGAAGAATGGTCACAATATCTTCGCTTCCCAGCGCGTCGCGCTACCGTACCCGCAGAAGCAATGGATAGCCGCGTGCGAGTCCGGTCGCTGGCGCACCGTGTTTGACATGGATGACGACGTGTGGTCAATCCCGCCGGACTCCGCGGCGTATTCAGGCTGGAATTACGTCGACATGCAACAGTCGGTAGAGGTGTGCACAACGTTCGCCGATGTCGTGACCACGACAACGCCCGCGCTGGCCGAGATTCTGCACGGGCTGAACCGTGACGGGAACGTGCACATCCTGCCGAACTGCGTGACTCCGGCATTGCTCAAGGCCAAGCGGACGCCGCATGCCGGCATCAATGTTGGGTGGGGAGGTTCAGCCACCCACCGCGGCGACTGGCGCCCGTACGTGAGGGGCATCTTGGCGGGTGTGAGCGAGTCGCCAGGCGCACGGCTGATCCTGCGTGGCGCGAACTATCTCGGATCGGCCGGCGGACCGTACGCCGATATCGTGGAGGAACGCCCATGGGTGAAGGGCGTAACCGACTTCTGGCAGACGTACGCCGATATCGATATCAACTTGGCGCCGCTGAAACAAACGCCGTTCAACGAGTCGAAGTCGTTTATCAAGGTTTTGGAGGCGGCCGCATGGGGGATTCCTACTGTTGCGAGCGATGTTGGACCGTACCGGACTGCCATTGCGCATGGTGTAACGGGATTGCTCGTTACGTCCGCCGAAGAGTGGCGCGAGTCTATTCGGCGACTCGCCATGGACAAGCCTTATCGCCTCCAGCTAGGGAGCAACGCTCGGGAATGGGCGAAGAAGTACACGATTGACAAGTGGGTGGGCAAGTATTATGAGCTCTACACAACAGGAGATTGTCGGGATACTCGATACGTACCGCAATACCTATCTGATTCCGTGTGAGTGCACGGCGTGCGGATACATGGTCGCGGCTAAGCCTGGCAAAGAAGACACAGCGCTTTGCGAGAAGTGCATGAAGGAAAGGCTAGGGATCGAAGATGGCTAAGACAGTTCACGTCACGGGAGTATACGGGTTCCTCGGAGACAAGTTCGTGGATCACTTCGATAGGCTTGGATGGAATGTCGAGGGATCGGAATATAACGATTGCGAGCACCCAAACGCGCTGCGAATGTTCCGCAAATGGGCGTACGGCAAGAAGCTACCCGATCTCGTCATTCACTGCGCTTCCCACATCGGCGGACGTGCGGGCATCGAGAACGATCGGTCGGCACTCGCGGCGAACCTTCACCTCGACTCCGCGTTGTTCGCATCGCTGTCGGCGTTCCCCGACGTGCCGATCATCTACTTCTCGTCAAGCGCCGCATACCCGACAACGTGGCAACGGAAGGAATCATCGCATCGCCTAAGCGAGGGTATGGCGATACGGTCTGAACTCGCCGATGCTGATTACGGTTACGCGAAAGTCATCGGCGAAAGGCTTGTTGAACGGCATCGGGCCATCGGTGGAGACGTGACAATGGTGCGCCCGTTCAGCGGGTACGGGATCGGGCAGTCGATGGACTATCCCTTCCCGAGCATCATGCATCGCGCGATCGATGGCGAAATACCTTTCAAGATTTGGGGCGACCCAACATCCTGCCGCGACTGGATTCACGTATCCGACATTGTTGGCGCGGTGGATGTGCTGCGCCAAGTCCCGAAAGACAAGCGACCGACTGTCGTCAATCTCGGAACGGGTATCGGCGTGGCAATGGAAACGCTGGCGCAACTCGCATGGAACTATGCCGGCAACCGGCCGGAAGACTTCCGTACCGAGGCAGTTCCGGGCTCACCCTACGGCGTGCACACCCGGTATGCTGACGTCTCCCTAATGACGCGCTATTGGACTCCGAAGGTCGGCCTGACCGCGGGCGTCCGCGAGTACATTAATGCCATGACGTGAGGTTTAAACGTGACCACTATCGACCGGCCGATCGATCCGGCCGTACACAGCATCATCGTCCGACTCCGTGACGTACGCGGGCGGCTTCCCACGCTCCCCCAACGCGTCGAGCTCGACGCCATCATGGCCGAGATTGCGAGGCTACGAAGTGACAACGGAACCGACACCGCCGAATAAGATCGAGATCGAAACCGGTTCCGGGAAGATCACCATTGAGGGATGGAACGACTACCCGCTCTCGGATGTGATTGCCCGCATAACGAGACTGTGGAGAGCCACAGTCGAGCGCGAGCGCAAGGACACTCCGGAGGATGTGAAGCCACAGCCGTTTGGCTTTACATTGGAAGACGGTAAGATAGTCACACTTGAAATCGTGACCGAAAGGGCAGAACCTGATGACGAGATTTCTGATGGCAACGACGATGGCGGCCTTTTACACGGATGATCCCGACACGTGGGGAGCGTGGCTGTATCCCGCGGAATACATGGTCGCGGAAGCGATCCAACGCGGCGACGAGTTCGGCATTTTCGCGGCGCTGCAAGTCGACAAGCGAGGCATCGAACCATTCGCACCCTTGCTCGCCAGGTTCCGCGAGATCACGGACAAGTTTCCGAATGTCGAGGTTAAATGGTGGACGTATTCGCTCGATGACGGCCGTACGAAGGTGACCACACACAACCGGTTGCGACACATCACATGCGGTCAGAATCTCTGCAATGACTTCGCGGTCGCCGATGGGTACGACTACATGCTGTTTATGGCGTCGGACTGCGAACCGACCCATGACGCGCCATGGAAGCTTGCCGAAACCGGTAGGCAATACGATGCGCATATCGTCGGTGGTCATGTCCCGACATACTGTCTCGATGGTCCGCCCGCGTGGTACGCGTTCAGCGAATACTACTCGCTAGCGGAAGGGCTATCCGATCCGGGTAAGGACGTGCGTGCGCACATGCCCACCGCGGCGTTCGTCCAGCTTAACCGTGAGGCTTTCCGCCTACTCCGCTGGCGCTGGGATCTCGATGCCGGCATGTCGGATGATCCGTGCCTGTATGCCGACGCGACCGCCCGAGACATGATCGTTGTGGTTGACCATGAGGTAATCGGCCAGCACTACCCGGAGACTATCGGTGCAGTCGAAACCCGCGGGCATGACATGAAGGTGGTGCGGTAATGAAGCGAATCGATAAGGTTAACGAAGTTGCGGCTATCATCGGCGATTTCGAGTGGGGCAATTTCGGTCTCGATGACGTAGAGATGGCCGAATCGTCCGAGTGGGCCTATACACTCGCTGACGAAATCGTGGCCAGGGTGGAGGTGTGGGAGTAGATGTACGTATACACTGGCGGAACGTTCGACAACTTCCACCCTGGCCACGCTCACCTGATTCGACTTGGCTTGAAGCTTTCTCAAGTCGGCGGAGATGCGCTGTATGTGGTCGCCGTGAACTCTGACAAGTTCGTGCGCGACTACAAGGGGAGATGGCCGACGCAAAAGGCACACGAGCGCATGAGCGCGATTCGCAATCTCTACCCGGATGCGCATGTTGTGCTGAATACGGGTGACGCGAACTCAACCCAAACGATCCAATACCTGCACGACAACCACCGTGCGGATGCGTTCGGCAAGATTCCACCGACGTACCGCCGGTACCCTGACGTCGTACTCGTGGGAAGCGACTGGGCAAAGTCCGACTATTACGCGCAAATGGGCTTCACTCAACTGTGGCTTGACGCGCGCAATATCGACATCATCTATGCCCATCGTGTTGGCGATTGGGCATCTAGCGCAATGCGGGATGCGTAATGGCTGACGAGATCATCACGTTGGTTCCGGTTTCCTGGCGTCGCATTCCCGAGATGGTGCGCATGATCGATTCAATGAGCATTCCGCCGAATCGGGTTGTGGCTGTAATGGCCGGAAGTCCGACTTACCCCGATCCGCCATTTCGGTATTCACTATCTATCCACCACCTGATATCCCTTCCCTATACGGGAATGCGCATCGCGCAATGGTGGAACATTGGCCTCGACTACATAGAGCACACATGGCCGCACGCCGATTACATCTTCATGCCAGGCTCGGACGTGACCGGCAAGCCGGGCGCCGTGACCAGACTGGCCGATGAGATGTCGAAGGAACGCGCCGTGATGGGTGGCCCGGCATGGTGGACTGCTGGCGAGAAACGAATCTGGTCCGCGGATGACCGGCGTGACGTGCACAGCCGCGTACCCGGTTCGTGCTTCATGATCGACGCGATTCACAGATTGCGGTGCGACGCGCGCTACCGGTGGTGGTATTCGGACGATGATCTAGAAATGCAAGCGCGTAGAATAGGGCCGGTCGGCGTGTTCCCCGTGGATATGTTCCACGACAACGGGACATCACTAACCGATGAACAGTCCGTGCATGCAATTCAGGATCGCGAGTACTTCGTGAATAAGTGGGGCCATCAACCCTGGTAAGGCGGTAACCGGTGCAGCGTAGGGCTATGCTCATTCTGGTCACAATTCTAACCATGGCGTCTCTATTGAGTGCCGGCTTTCAGGCTATCCTTTTTCGCTTCCATGGCGCGGCGCAAACCGTCGTGGGGCTCATTCTCGTACCCTTCGCGTTTCTCTCCGTGGTTATGATCGCAAACCTCGCCGGGAAGCTGATCGATAAGTATGAGGAGAAGAAGGTAGAGAACATCATCAATCAGATGGAAGACGATGACGTTGAGCGAATCACCCGAGTTCTCGAAAAGCGACGCGCCCGACGCGACGGCGAAATCACCGGACCCTGATACGTACCTGCCCGGCCTCGGGTACCTCTTGCTCGGGGTGTGCGGCGCTGCCCTGCCCGTGCTCGTCTTCCTGCTGATCGTGCTGGCCACTTGACCCCGGCCCGGACCGGTGCTAGCGTTTAAACAGGACGTACCGCACACCGGAGGGCAGGGGCATGGACAAGCAAGATCAGATCACGCGCGAGGAATGGCTACAGCTTGCGGTGACCGAGATCCGACAGTACTTGACGCAGGTAGCGAGCGTCAAGGTTCCCGATGTGAATGTGAGCATCGGATGGGGAGTGAGTAAGCCTAAGGATACGCGTGGGGAATGTTGGCCCGCGGGCGCATCAACAGACGGCCGCAATAACATCTTCATCAGCCCGCGCATCAATAACGTGCATACTATTCTCTCGGTACTCTTGCACGAGTGCATCCATGCGGCGCTAGACTGTGTGAAGCCCGCGCACGGCGCGAAGTTCGCGAAGGTCGCGAAGGATGCCGGGCTAGAGGAACCATGGTCGACTGCCACATGTGGGCCGGAAGCGATCGCGTTCGTCGAGCAACTCAAGGACGAACTTCCGTCGTACCCGCTCGCAGCGATCCAGCTTGGCGATCCGAAAGACAAGAAGCAGACAACCCGACTTGTCAAGGTGTGGTGCGGTGACTGCGGGTATACCTTGCGCACGACGGCGAAGTGGTTAGCCGTAGGGCTTCCCACATGCCCCTGCGGGCGCGAGATGGAGTCCGACGTACCGGAAGGGGAAAGCAATGGGTGACGTGACACAGAGCTACACCGCTCGCGAGTGGGAGATCTACCGGGCCGGCCAGCGTGACGAGGCTGAGCGCGTGATAGAGCCACATAGGCGCGAGGTTTCGCGGGCGTACGACATGGGATATGACCGCGGGTACGTGGTCGGATGGAAGCACGCGAAGGAAGAAGATCATCCGCCCGAGGTACCCGCTGAGCTCCCGGACACGCGCCCGCTCGACTTCCCGGAGCGACAATGGACGGCCGTCGCGCCGCCACTCGACCCGCGGCCCGGCCGGAACGCGGCCATGCTGGAGAGCCACAAGCGGGGCATGCGCGGGGCCGAGGATGACTAGACCGCAACAGCCCGGCAACATTCCCGACAGCGACCGAGCGTGGGTAGCGCAAGCGCAAGCGTACGCCCATGAGGTAGTCGGATGGGCGATCGGGCAGGGGTTCAAGATCGGGCACAAGCTGATGTTTGATCTGTACGAAGATCTTCCCGAGGTAGCGGTGAACATGTTCGCGGCCATCATCATCAGCGCTGGGTACCGGCCGTTCGTGAAGCGAATTCCGCGCTAAGAATCTTGACCGAACGGCTTGACGGCCCGTTTAAACGGCGTAGTGTTCTAGGTATGACAAGCGAACCGGCCGGAAGCGAAGCCCACGTGGCAGAAGATCAGGACGTCGATCGCCACTGCGCCGAAACGCTGGCCGAAGTCATCAACGCCGAAACCGACATCGAAGCCATCCGCATCTTTCTGGAGTCGAAATGACCTTCACGCATGACGAGATCCGTACCGCGTACGCCGATCTCCCGACGCACGAGCTAACCCATGCCGCCAATGATCCTCACTTCCGCGAGGTTAACCCGTGCGGCTGGACCGAGTACGTGCGCGCGGAAGCGCTACGCCGCGCAGATGAGGAAGGTGGACAAGCCATCCTTGACTACTACCGCGAGTACGGCGATGACTCCGAGATCGCGGAAGCTGAGGCCGCACAACGCGAGTTCGGTAGCTACGACTTCTCGCAGGTTCGCGACGCGGTAGCGGAAGACTTCGACAACATCGACAATCACCTTCTCTGAACGGGAGATCAGATCATGAGCACACGCACCGAGGCAATGGAACAGCACCCGAGCAACCAGCCCGCTGACCTTCCGTTCCGACCGGCCGACTGTTGCCCCACGGCGCAAGCGGTGTCCACGTGGGAGTCCTACCTAGGCGCGGAGTACGTGCTCGAATTCTGCGGGCACCACACCCGCCTCTACGCCGAGAAGCTGAACGCGCAAGGTTTCGCCCGTACGTTCTGACCCGTGCTTCCCCCGAAGCCAAGACGCGGCCCGTACTCCACTACTCCGGAGTACGGGCCGACTGGCGTCAGGAACTCCCGAGAGTTCGGGAGTTTCCTAGATCAGTTTGTTGAGCAGCACGTACGAGCCGCCCGAGCGCACGCCGATCACGCGGTCAGCCACGACCGGCGTCGCATAGCTCGCTAGCCGCTTGAGAGCCACCGTGTCGGCCGCGGGTTGCCCATCCCACTGCACATACAGAGGTGCCGTGCTCGTGACCGTACCGAGGCGCACGACCGGCGGTTCCTGATCGTGCGCGGGCTTCCGCGGCTCGACAATCTGCAAGAACAAATTAGGATCAGGTTTCATCGATGTTCACCACCCTGCGGATCGTGTGCGCCATCAGCCCGTCGAACGCGCACGCGATCGAGAACGCTGTCTCCTGAAACATCACGCCATCCGTTGCGCCCGAGTCTAACGGCCCGTGCTGGAAATCGATCACATCAGCCTCGCCATGGTCCGGCATGATCGCGCTGTTAACCTGTCGCTCGAAATAGACCTGTGAAGCTTCCGCCGCAGACTTCCTCGTGAGCGCGTCAAGCGCTGTCTGAGATGCCGCCTGAACGTCCGTACGGAAATCGGTAACCGTATAGCCGAGCGAGACTTGAGACGTTGGCGACGTCGGGGCCCTGTTATCCACAGTCGACGTGAGTACGGACTGATCGGGTTGGCTTACCACGAATACCCAACGGTTCGGCACGTCCCAAATGGGTGCCGTCTCCGTCGCGTCCGGAGTCAGAATCGACTCATCGTCGGTGTGGTACACGTGGTCGGCTGCCCGATTCTGTGGCTCGACATATGGCCGCGCTACCGCGACGCCGTTAGGATCCATGAACAGCGAGCCATACCCGATCTGCTGCAAGAGATCCGAGACAACCTGCGCAGTCTTCGTACCCTGATCCCACGAACGCGCCGCAGTCATCGTCTCCGCGGATGGCGTGACCAGAATGTCAGCCAAGCCGACACCGGTCAGAATCGTTACCACCTGATCAGTGATGATCGCGCCCGCGGCGACAGTGTAAACCGCGGTGTCGATGTCCCGATCGAGGATGATCGTACGGTCGTACCCGCGGATTGTGCGCGTCGGTTCCCCCGTGGCCGAAGTGGCACGCTCGTGCGCATCCATCAGAAACGTACCGAGTGGCCAGTCATTCCACGTGCCATCGGGCATGAGTAGCTGAAAGTGTGCGCGTAGCTGATCGCTGAACGGGTCGACATCCGACCATGAGATCTCGTCATCGGCCAACGTCTCGGTTACCGATTCGAGTATCTGGAATGCGCACGTGGTTTTGATGTCGTTAAAGTACCCATAATCAACCGTGCCGCCAGGCAGGATGCCGGCCAGATAACCGCGACGCGAGAACGTACCGTCACCCGTGTTGCGTTGCAAAACTTCGTACCGAAACCGGATGGTACGCGTTCCGGCTTTCAGCGCGTCATTGAGCTGTTCATCAGTCCAAATCGTCATAGCTGCTCCTGAATGGACTGGTCACCGGCAACCGTCAGCGTAAACGACGCGGTCTGGCCACCGTAGTCGGCATCCGAAAGCTGCACGTTGTCAATCGACCCGCGGCAACGCCGCCCGCGGCCATCCCGATACGTCACCTGGCCCGGGTATGTCTCGTACGCTGCCCACGCTACGCGATCCGCGGAAGTGGGAAGCTCCAAGATGACATCGATTGAGCGAGTCCGCGCCGTACCTATTTGGATGTTCGGGAACTGGCGCCCTTCGAACTGAGTGAGCGACTTGACTACGCCGCGCTGCTCATTCTTGCCTTTCTGCACGTACACGAAGTTATAGGTACCGCTTACGGGATCAGACAGCCACACGCCAGTAAGCGTAACCACTGCGCCAGCGCTGTTTGAGTACGCTGATGTGAATTCGATTCCACCGAGCGTGCGTCGCGCACGCGAGCGATACGACCTGGCGACACCCGACGCCATGTCATAATCCACAAAGGACACAGTCGGACTGAGCGGATCAATCGGAAGTGACGCGAGCGTGTGCCAAGACGCGTCAATCGTGTTGCCCGGTTCCATGTACTCGATATCAATGTATGCAATACCGTTCTCGCCAATCCGCGGCAACCCTTGCTGCCAGGACTGGAGTGACAGTCCGCCTGTCGCCGCGCGCTTCACGACAGAGAGCCTGTCGAAGTACATCGACTCGAACTGCGCCGTTGCCACGTACGTTTGGAGCTCGAAGTTCATGAACGCGGTACCGATCGGCGCAACCGTATAGATGCCGGACGCATCAGAGCTGAATGTCATATAGCCGCTAGACATGTCGTTCCATGCGGTTGTGCCGCCGCGACGAATACCGCCCGACGCCAACAATGTTAGGTTGCTATCGTAGAACTTCGTGATGAACTGACACTGTCCGCCGATCGTTGCCGGTGTGCCGTTCTCGATGCGCAACGACGCTGCTAGGGCGTATTGCTCATTCGGGTTGCATGGCAGGTAACCGCCCACCGGCCAGTTCGCGACCACTACGCCTGAACCCGATGCCGTGCGCGTAATCAATAGCGCTTGCGACCCTGGCCAACCAGTCTTTGATGTACCTGTGACAACGGCCGTAGAGTTGCTGTCTGCCTTCCATTGCCCTCCCAAATCCTCGAAATCAGAGTTCGATGCGTCGATAAGGTTGGTACCTTGCAGAACGAAACTCGGATGTGCCGCCGCGAAACCATCCCATAGGTTTTGCTGGTAGTAGAGCGCACCACCGCGGCCACCATCGTCGGGCGTGGCAAAGCTCCCAGACTTAGGCGTGAACTGGATATCGTCAACATAGTGCACGAGCGAAGCGGCCGCGCTCGTGAAGAGAATTTCCATATGCGCCCATGCGGCCAACGCTGGCGCAGTCACGGATGCGGTAACGAGTTTCCATGTCGCACCGCCATTCTCGGCCACTGCGCCGCCACCCGACGTCGCGAGAGCCGCGCCCGTTGCGTCATACCAGATAACGGCGAGCTCCACGTTTACCGCGCTAGCCGCGGGCGCCTGGCGCACATACATTGATGCGTAGTACGCTTGCCCCGGCGTAACCGGCGAATGAAAAGTCTTATTGACAATCTGCCCGGAACCCGATGATGGAAGCGTGACATTCATCGAGTACGGAGCACTGTGGAAAATGCTGCTCGATGGCGCGAGATTGACACCCGCGCTCGGAGTCCACTCTGATACCCCGCCATTCAACTGCGCATCATATGCTGAGAGGAGATTCTGCCCATGCTGCACAGTAATGGTTGCGTGATCACCCGATGCGATTGCCGTCAGCTTAGGGATCGCATACGGCACCGATGCCATCGTGAATGAACCGGTCGTATTCCAGGGTGACCAGAAGTTCACCGCGGGTTGCTCAGTCGCGCCCGTCCACTGCTGCGACGTGCGAACCCAAAACGTGTACGCGGTATTGTCGGCCAGTGTGCCGGTCGGTACCTGGACCTGCGTATCCGCGGAAGCTACCTCGCCGGAATCCCATGTCAGCGACGCGCCCGCGTAAATCTGAACCTGGTAATGATCCTGCGAACTCAACCCATCGGGATCTGTGTACGACCATCGGATGATCGGATTCGGGTTGTCCGATACCGTTCCGGTCGGGGCGATGATGGTAGTCGTTGGCTGCTGATCGTACTGGATCTCGATCCAGACATCTTCGATACGCACGTCGGCACCGGCGCCGCCGAATCCAGCCATGTAAAGCTGGAAGTTATTGGCGTCCGACTGAGTGGCAAGCCTAGGCGTACCCGTGAGCCCATACTGCCACTGCCCATAGTATGTGTTCGAATTGCCGTTGAGCTGAATGATGTTCAGGATTTTGTAGTCGTTTCCGAGGCCGCCATTTTCACGGATCGAGAACGAAACCTTGCGCACAAAACTCGCGTTGGTTCGGATGCCGCGGATAACCGGGCGCCAGGCGTAGAAGCGCGAGCCTGCCGGCACCACCGGATCAGCCATGTTTAAACGGATGTAGTCGGAAGTGTGGCCAGTCGGAGACACATACGAAGCGTCCGAGGCATCCGAGAGCGCAGCCTCACCCGATGCTGCGCCCGTCGTAGCAATGCCCGAGAACGCCGCGGTTGTCACGGGCCGGATCGTGACCGTGGAGAATCCCATTAGTTGCTCCGCTTTCCACTGCCGCGCCGCGCGGCCTGAGCCAAGTTGTCGAAGAAGTCTTTCACGTCCTTGAATTCTTTCATGTCGGCCACGCTGATCTGCACCTTAATATCGCCGCTGAACTGATCGCCCGTCTTATAGTCGCGATTCTGCTCGCGCGATAGCACGCGCTCGCCGGGCGTTAGCAAGCCGGCAACTGTGTCACCATTGCCGCTACCCACTACCTCGCCACCGCGCGTGAAGCCGGGCGCGCCCAGCGCCTTCAACATCCGCATAGCCGAGAAAGTCTGCTGATCGTAGCGCTCCGGGAACGCGGAACGCTGCACCGCTTGCGCCAACAAACCTGGCGTACCGGGCCAAGGTTCATGCTTCCGCATCGCGTTCATGAAGTCGGTAGTCGCACCCGAAACTGACGTCGCGTTATTCCATCCCTGACTCGGTCGCTGCTGCAAGAACCCCTGCGAATCCCTATCGCCACCCGCTAGGTTTTGCATACCCGACTCCGCATAGCCGGCATCAAACAGCGCAAGTAGCTCTTGCTTTGTCGCGCCTCTCAATAGAGCTGTGGTAAGCGCCAGTTTCCCGACTGCCATTGAGCCCATGTTCGTACCGTCCGGCCCGGCCTTGCTGCCCACGATGCCGGGCAGTGCGTCCGCGAACTTCTGCAAGCTGTTGTGCATGATTGTCATCGGCAAAGGCTTGTTCGGAACTGCACCGACAAGCTTGTGCAAAAGACTCGCCACCCTGCCCAATGCCCATCGTGCGATCGGGTTGCCGCCAGAACCGCCCGGAATGAAGTTGTCGCCAGCCTCGGGAAGGTGACCGATCCTGGCGAAGTTGTCCACCGACGTCGCGCCGCTACCCACTAGCACCGCGGGCGGTGTGGCCTCGAACGCCATGCCAGACAGATTGCCGGCAGTGTGGCCTACGGAACCGCCGCCGCGCTCCCCGGGGTTCGCCCACCCAACCGTGTACGTTCCCTTGCCCGGCTTGAAGAAGTCACCTTCATTGCCGGTCGAGAACGTGTGCTGATACGGCTGGCGGCCCACGAGGATGTTATACACGGCGGAAGTCAGACCGGAACAGTCGTACCCGTTCGGGCCGGCTGACGCCCATACGTAAGGCTTGCCCCGCTGCGCAGTCACAAACGCCTTAGCGCTGTTCACCTTGTCGCCGATGGAACCGCCACCGGCAAACCCGAGCGAGAACCCGTGACCCATGTCGCCACCGGTACCCTTAGGCACCATGCCGAACTTATTGATGTAGTCGAGCACGCCAACGCCGATGCTCTTGACCGACTTGGCCTTGATAACGAACTCGTTCCGGGAAAGCCTGGCATTGATTGAATCGCTCGTCTCGCTACCCGGACCGGTAACCATGCCGCCGGTTGCGAACTTCTGCGAGCCACCCATTTTGCCGAGCGCGGCCGCGACGGATCCGCCCGTGGCAAGCTTAGGAATGTCCGGGATCTTCGGGATACCGACCTTCGTAATCACCCAGTTGATGCCGTGAATGACGCCATCGAGTACGCCGATCACCGCATTGATTGCGATTTTCAGGCCGCTAATACCCTTATTCCATGCGCCCGAAATGCTCGCGCCCATCTTGTCCATGATCTGCAAGACTGTATGACTCATGGACTTATAGACGCTGATGACCTTGTCATGAACCCACGTGACGGCCGCGCTAGTCCACTTCTTGATATTCTCCCCGGCGGTTTTGATACCGTTCGCCATCTTGTTCCACACCGTAGATACGTCATGGCCGATCTGTACGAACCAATGGCCGACGTTCTTAACCCAGTTGATAAGGTTCTTAAACCATCCGACCAGTGTCTGAATGATTCGAATCTGAAAACCGAACACGCTGATAGCCGCGCGCACCGCGTTCACAAGTATCTTCGCGAATATCACTACAAGCTTCAGCAGGATCGGCACGAGGAACTTGAACAGCCATTGCCCGATAGTGAAGACAACCTTAAAGAAGAGTCCGAACTGATGACTGTTGTCCTGTACCGTTTTGATGAGTGGCCTTAGGACCTTCTCGGCCGTCTTGGCAACAGCTTCCGCGAAACGCAGGATAGCCGGCCATAGCTTCTCGCTGATCCAATGCCACATATCCTTGAGCGCCGGTACAAGCTTCTCTTTCAGCCACTCGCGGAAAGTCTTGCTTCGCGCGGCCGCAATCACAAACGCCGCTGCGAGCGCAGCAACCGCCAGCGCTACCCACCCTAGCGGCCCAGCGCTGAGTAGGGCAACGGCAATCTTCATCGCGCCCAATAGCGAAGTGAAGATCTGAATGGCCTTGTTCGCAGCCATGAACGCTAGGGCAAGCGTGATAACGCGCTTCCAGGGAATGCGCGAGATCAGGTCAAAGATCTGATGTATCTTCTCGATGCCCTTGGCTGAACCCGACCACTTCGCGAATGACGCCGTTGCCTTTTCGAGGTTCGAAACAAAGTTGCCTTGTCCGCCAACGTGAAAGATATTGAACAGCGCAATAGAGATGTTGCCAAGAATCTTGCCCCACAATGCGGCCTGATCTCCCGCGCGCTTAAAGAACCTTTCAAGTCGGCCCGAGTCGGTGGCCTTGTCCGTGATGCGCTGCAAGTGGAGCGACGCGTCAGCAACCCAATGCGCGAACCTTTGCAGCATCGGCGTTGCGGCTTTCGCCAAGTCGAGGAAGATGCGCAGCCACGAAACGCTCGCCGAACCGAAGTCAGTGAGTGCCTTTGACCCTCCACCGATGGTGGCCTTAAGCTGGGAAGCCGTGCGCTTACTGCCCAGCGTGTCGCCGAGTTTTGTTTCCGTTTGCCCGATCGAACCCGACAACTGTTTCGCGGCGAGGCTCAGCGTTGGGATCAGATTGCGTGCCTTGATGAGAATGTGGTCAAGTCCAGTCAGAACCGGCTTGACATCGAAGCGCTTGATAACTTGCTGCCAACCCAGCATGAGGGTTGCCGTCTTCGCAACCTGCGGGTTTAAACGCCCGAGTTCCTCGCGCCACGCCAGGTTGGCCTGAGCCTGAGTCTTCGTTCCCTTCCGAACCTGGTCCATGAGAGCCGCATGGTCAGTCAACCCGGCTTTAAGCGGGCCGAGAGCCAAGTACACGGACCCAAACGCGCCAGCCACAGTCAGCAACGCGGGAGCGGCTACGGCGCTTGTGGTGGCCACCATGGAGAGCGAACCGGCTGTCTGTGCGATCGCGGGTGCGGCGGCAACGGCGGCCGCGGTCAGCTTGCCCCACATGCCGAGACCGCCGAACGGGTTCGACAAGTTCGAAAGCAAGCTACCCTTCGTAACCTGATTCGATAGCTTATTGAACCGCGACGTGAAAGACTGCATGCCTTTTTCGGCGGATTTGTCAAGCTCACGGCCGAATGAGTCGCCGATTTGCCGACCAGCGCGGGAAGCCTCATTCAGAACCGAGCGATCAGCCTTGATACCGACATGGATCTTCTCGCCAGCCGATGCCTCGAAGATGGCGCGCCGAACCTCGCCGCGAAGCCCGCGCGAGTCGATATGCAAACCGACCTTCGCGTCAACACCATCGGTCGCGGCGGTAACCTTCTCACGGATCTCACGGCGCAGACCGCTACCATCCGCATGGAGCTCAACCCATGCCGATCCGATGGTCACGCGCCGTGCCATGTCAAACCACCTCTACCTCAAACAAACCCGAGAACTCATCATCGTGCAGCAGCGTATCCAATTCGACAACCGGTTCGACAACCGGGTTGTCGACGGAAGCCTGTTCCTTCGTTCTTTGATACCACTCGAAAAGCGAACTCGCTGCCCTATTGTTCTCATCCGGTAGAATGTAGTTCCACAACCGTTCCGCTAACACGCAAGCCTTAGCGCCGCTCACGTAATCAATGTCGACGCCGAAGAAGTAGAGGCAATCCGTCCAGATATCAACCGGACAGAAATGCATCCATTCAATCTCCCTTAGCCGCGTGCCCCAAATTTTCCCGGCCCGAGCACGATGTCAGTCACCGCATTTACGATCGAATCGAATGTATCGTCATCGATCATATCCGGGCCGGCGTCGCGCAGATACTCCCATGCCTTATCGCCCATCACTTCTCGCATCATCCAGATAATCGCAGCGCTCTCACCCTGCGTAGCCTGAATTTCGAGAAGCTTTGCAGTTGTCGAACGGGAAACCTCTTTCGGAATCCAGAACTCGCGATCATTCTTCGGATCGTCGTCATCCTGGACTTTGAACAGTAGAACCTCTTCGATTTCGGGAACGTCGCGCTTGCTCAGCGTTGGCGCTTCCCACGACTGCGCTGTGATCGGCTTCGAAACTTCGCGCAACCGCTTGCGTGTGTTTGCCATTTCGTCTGCCCTTTGCTAGTTGATTTCCGGGGGTCGGACCCTATCCGACCCCCGGAGATTATCAGGTGGACTGAACGATTCGGTACGACCGAATCGAACTCGACACGTAGTGACTCGTGAACATGACCGTATAGGTCATCTGCGTTCCCTTGTCGCTTGACGTGTCAACGTTGTCCGTGTTCAGCACCTTGCGCATGAACACGCGACGCCGCTTCGCATTACCGGCCACGCCATCGAAGATGAGCGCCGTATAAGTCGGAGCGGAACCGGCCAACGGGTCGTCGGGCTCGTACTGATTCCACGATGCACCCGTGGTGGGCGTACCGCCGGTCAGCGCGAGAACCAGGTTGGCGAATGTGACTTCGCCAAGCTGAGTCTTGAGCGTCACCTCACGCTTCGTGAGTCGACGTTCCGGAGTCTCGTAAAGCTGATCCACTTCGATTTCCACCCAAGTGTTGGCAATGGAAAGCGCAAGACCACCCTGAGTCCCCCCGACATCAGTCCATGCCGAAGCCGCGGGAGTGTTGTTCACTTCCTGCGGCAACGGTTCCGGCGCCGAGAACGCTCCCGTGTAGAGAGTGCCCGGACCCATGGCGAGATTGGCTGTCGTTACAGACATCTGTATTTCACCTCTTTTCGTCTCTGAAATCTGACTCCCTGAGTGGGAATTCCACGGAAGTCAGAGCGGGATGGTCCGCGAGCCGAAGTAGCTCACGCTCCCGAGCGAATTGCTCGGAAATCTCTATCACCTCAAGGCGATGCATTGTCTTCGCGAAAAGGAATTCCATTTCCGCCTTGTTATTGTGCACGAGTACGCGGCCGTTGTAGCTCAACAGCTCACCCGAACTGAGTGCCTTGAATGCGTATCGATAGATAGGTTTGCTCATGATTCCTGCCCTGTCCAGAAAAACTGGAAGTCGGCCGATACGATTGCGGCCGAGAGATCACTACGGTAAAGCCGTTGCGGCATACGCGCCAGGAATGCGGAGAAGACACGCACATTCTGGCAACCCGAGTAGTTGGCGGGAAGCGTCAGCGTGCGCGCGATGTGCGCGTCATCATTGATCCCGCGCTGTACAGTCTCCATGAGATCATGCGCAGTGTTCCACAATGGCTTCCCACTACCCGCGCTCATCGCGTAGCAGTCAACCTGAACGATCGGGTGATACACGAACAGATCATGGTTGTACGTGCCACCGATCGCGGTGATTACCACGAAGCCGGTTGATGCCCATGCCTGATCTTTCGGCAGGGTGGTCGCTACGATGTTGTTTAAACCCGAGACGCCCTTAAGCCACGTGGTGACCACTAGCTCCGAGTTCGGCCGCTGTCCCATCACTCACCCCGCGCGTCGTGAGGCGCATACAGGGCCGGGCGTAGGTACGGCTGAGCGGGGTTCCCCGGATGGTGCACGGTCTGGCCATGGCCGAACGCGTTGGGGATCAGGTGAGGCCGGGCGCCCATCTCCACCGAGGCCGCATACTCTTTGTCGGAACCGATCAGCGCGGTGAAGTCGTCAACGATCTCGACGTCGATCGAGTCCTTGAGATGTTCATGCGGGTGCTTCGGATCCTCCGGGCCGATCGGGGCAACCCGGGAAGCGTCGCGAGCTACCTTATGCGCGATGTGCTCCACGACGTTGGAGCGGATAACCCCGCGGAGTTGCTGCCATCCGCCTTCGTCGAATTCAAACGGTCGATTTACTGACATTGTGCAACCCCCCTTTACGGGATTAGGTTCGCGAGGTACTTCTCTGCAAGTCCATAATCAGATCCGAGGCTATCCCGGATACGGGCCGTGTTCCCGAACCAATCTCACCAGCGCCGGCGTGAACGGCATTTACTACCCAAACCACGCCGGTTCCGTTATCCCTAAGCCGATCACCCTGGCGCACGTCGCGGTTACCGCGGCATCGACCAACATAATATCGGATCGTTGCCGGCTTCTGGTCAGCCTCATTGCGTACCCGTTGGATCAGTTCGGCAATGCTAACCGGCATCCCAGTAATAACAATCGTGTCACTGTCTTCGACGTCGCCATTCGGAAGCGCCGTCGTACCGCGTAGGACATCAACTTTCGTGTTCGGAATCGCGTTCATGGTCACACCCGATCGAACGAGACGCCAGTATTGGCCGGGCCGCCCGGATTCGGAAGCCTGACATACATTGTGCCCGCATACTGCTGATCGTCCGGCGCGGGGAGTTGCACGATCGGGAACTCAAACGTGATCGTGTTCGCATCAACAAACGTTGCCGGCAAAGCGAAGCCGCCCGAGTCGGGCGTATCCGAGACGTACACCTCAGTCACGTTGTTCGAGGTGAACCCCGACCCTGTACCGGTCATCGTCACGGTATCGATAAAAGTGCCGCTAGTCGTTACGGTGCTCGGTGCGACGCTGTCAAGCGTTCCCTGAGCGGGATTGTCAAGGGTGGGAAGCGCATAGCCCTGATGGCCGCGCCCGTCGTACGTGATGACCTGCGATGTCGTACCTGGCGCCGGCTTATACCACTTGATGAATTCGGTAACTGAATCCCAGTTGCCGGCCCATGCCTGCACGGCATCCACGTAGAAGTTATTCCCACCATCGGGATGGTGCAAGTACAGCACGGCATAGCTGTAAACCGGTCCGCCCGACGTATCGCCAAACGTGTAGTCAACCGTTGGCATGGTGCTCGTGAAGATCGGCGCGCCGCTCGACTTCCACAAATCGGGGAAGTAGAAGACGTTAGTGGATGTCGGACTGCTCGCGTCGTGAACGCCCGCATACCCGAATCCCTTCCAGTCAACAACCCAATCGCGACCATCCGCCTGCCACTTAACGGTGTCGCCAACCTTCACGTCAGCGGGATCACTTATCAGCGTGCATCCACTCATCGGCGCCCAGAAAGGCGGATTCGTATTGTCGCTGTTCTGTAGCAAGCACAAGCCGGTAGCGTCATCGTGGAACCAAACCTGATAGGGGTTCCCTGCGTACTCCATGAAGTTGCCATCATCGAACGGGCCGGGCGGAATCGGTACCGGAATCTCGACTTCACGCGTGAAGACTTCCAGCACAACCGGGATAGTCGTATCCCAAACACCATTCTCGTTCAGAAAGCCGGGCAACATCCTTTGCCCACGACCACGCCGCTCGGTACGACTGCCCTTCCAGCTCAGATTCTTGAGAGCTCGCGCCGCCAGCGGTGCCAACGTGGTTGCCCACTCGCGCAAACCCTCCTGCGCGAAGCCGCCGTAATCGCGCGACTGCCCGTCCGCGGACTGCCGGCCGACAAGGTTCCGCGAGTACGCGTCAACCTGCTCAGACAGCCATGCGGCTTGCCACTCAACCGCGGCCTTCATCCAATACAGGTCGGACGTTTGCATTCTGCCCGAGACAGCCTCGGTACGATTCGAGAACAGGTTAATGGTACCGGTTGCCATCGTCAGGTTTTGCGTGGTAACCGTCGCGCCAGTGAGATCCGAAACAGATTGTGCCGATGCTCCCCAATACATGCGGACCTCCCTATGTCCAGTTCCCCCGGCGGTAAGGGCAGCAAACCGCCGGGGGAGATCAGGACGAACTTACGGGGTGATTTCCAGAACCGCGTGAGCGAGACGAGTACCTGTCACGTAACCGCGACGAATCGCGGCCTTCATGTAGGACTCGTCATTCAGGAAGCCCGCACCGTTGGCGCTCGACTGGAGCGCGAAGCCCGGTGCACCCTGCGGGATACCCGGTGCCAGCGAAGCCTTGCCCGAGATTGCCAGGTTCCGGTTGCCGATGAACATCAGCGGGTTACCGGTCGGCGTCTGTGTTGCCACAGCCGACCGACGCGAACCCTTGCTGAACACACACTGGTAACCGAATACCGTGTACTCGGGCGCAGCCTGAATACCCGTGTTCCACCGAACGAGAATCGGGTTACCCTGCGCGTCCTTGACGCCGCGGAGAAGTGACCGGAACTTGTCGGACGCGATCACGTACGTGTTCGCCTCATCGAAGTAGTCGGACTCTTCGTACTTGGCGAGCCACGTATTGATCTTGTCGTAACCGGTACCGGACGCGAGCGTCGCGATGAAGTTCGCATTGGTCACGGTCACAACGTTGTCGTTCGCGGAGTACGAGGACTCGACCGAGGAACCGTCGCCGTTGCTCGACAGCGCGCCGTACAGCGACACGTACGGGATCGTAGTCCCGTTCGCAGTCGTAGCGGTCACACCGAGACAGGCATTGTCCTCGAACAGCGCCAGTGCGCGGGTAGCGGCCCGACGCTTCACGGCCAGCACATCCACGAGCGGATCGTGAAGATCCTCATCGAGAATGGCCTCTGCGCCGCCAAGCTTGCGCGCGGTCAGCGACACGTTGTCATTGCTGGAAGTGGAGAGCGCGTACGGCGCGGCCTTCGCAACGGTGCCAACGGTGAAGCCACCATCACGCGGAACCGTCTTCACGGCGGCGCCCATCGGCTCAGCGCGGAACAGTCGCTCAACGGCGCTGTTCTGCAATTCCTTCTCGATGGCGACGGCGGAATGCTCGTCATAGATCCAGTTCTCGAAGTTGTCGTAACTGTCTCTGGCCGGAGTCCACAGATTCTTACCCATAGCAAAACCCCCCTTAGTGGGATCGAAATGATTTCGGATTAACGAGACCATCTCGGTTCTCTCACTAGGGAGGGTTTCCGCATCACGCATTCACGCTCTCAGCTATTCGGGAGTGTAGCATACCCGATCAGCGCCGTGCGGCTCGCATCATAGCCTCGGTAGCGCTCGACCAACCGCCGGGCGGCTTGCCCTTGCCGTCGCCCGTACCGGATGCCGAACCGCGCGCCGTGCGAACGCGAGGCTTAGGCTCCCCACTCTCCGCGGCATCGCCCGCCTTGCCCTTGAACTCCGGGAACAGTTCGAGCAATTCGGCCACCGCGTCATCGAGACCATCCGGTGCCGTTGTGCTCAACAGCTTGACCATGCCGGCAACCTTCGAACGGTCGCCCTTCACGCCAGCCTCGCGCAATGCCTCGATCGCGTCCCGAACCTGAATCTCGCCGCGTAGCTTGTCCAGTTCCGCCGCGCGCTCGATTTGCTCGGTCGTCTTCGTGGCATCCGGCGCCTTCGATTCGTTGCGCAGTTTCGCGGCCTCGGCATTCGCCTTCTTGAGTGCAGCTTGCATCTTCACGTGCTCGGCCTTGAGTGTCGCCAGTTCCGCGGCGGCCGCGGTGGCCTCTGCGTTCTCGGCTGGCGGCTCAGTCTCGCCAGTACCTTCATCGAATGCCGGAAGGTAACGCTTATCCATGGTCTCTGCCCTTTCGTAGCATTGAACGCCCGCGCGCCTCGACAGTTTTGGGAAGCGCCGCGCCTTCGGCCAGCAACAGCGTTGCCGCACGCATCCTAGCAGGGTTCGATGCGTGTGGACTCTGCTGCAATGCGACCACGCGCCGCGCCTCACGTTGCAACGCATCCGCCAATGTCGCTTCCGGATTGTGTGCCGTAGGGTTCAGGCTTGGCTTAGTGCCGAACCAAATACGCAGGTGACAACGGCAATGCGGATGGCGCGGCGGACCGAGCAATAGCATGCCTTGCGGAAATGACATCGGGTGACCAACGTCGAACGTCGCTTGAGTATTGAACTCGTTTCCGGCGCTTTCAACACTGCCGGCCAATGCCAGGCAGGTTAAGCACGCATCGCGTTCCGACACCCAGATTACAGATGCGGATAGTTCCTTAGCATCTCGTACAATACGTTCGGACTCAGCCCTGTGTGTGTCAAATCCTCTCGCGATATCAGACTTTTCATTTGGGGAGAGGAGATCAGCACGCGTCGCGGCATACCGGACGCCTTCGGAACCACCGTGTCGAAGCGCGAACTCACTGGAAGCATGCAACTTCGACTGCAATGCAAGGGCTCGTTCGGCCGCGAATTTGGGTGGTGAAGTTGAGTTGACTTGCTGTTGCCATCGGATGTCGCGGCGGAAAGCCTCGATGACATGTCCGGAAGCGGGCACCCGCAAAGGTGGTGGGAACCGATCAGGGGAGACGTGGATAGCCCGTAATGCCTGCTGATATCCGAGCATCCGAATTCCATGAAGTTGTTCATTGAACATTCCTTGCGAGAATGCCGCCATGGCGACAGTGAGAATATCGTTCGCGTGCTTCCTGCGGCTCTCCACTACGTGCTCGCTGGCATTGACTCCGATGGTGAGCAGCACCGAGGCAGCGCGTTTGATGATCGGATCAATCGGCGCATAGATAGCAACGAGCGCCTGATTGACCTGTGTGTCGAAAACAAGTTCGTCGTCTGGCGACAGAATCCCGACTGGCATCGTCATTGTGCACACCCCGATTCATAATGTCTCCACACTCGAAACATTGCAAAGCATCCGGGATATACGCCATTTCTTTCAGCGCGTACCCCGGATGCCGGCATTGACTGTCGCCGAAAAACTGAACTGCCACTACTTCGGTTCGGCCGAGAGACCGAACTTGCCCAGAAATTCCTCCACGGCCGGAATCGCGAATACGCGCGCGATGCCACCGGCAACAGTCGCGGCACCCGCGGCCCACGCGAATTTCTCCGGGTTGAGGGAACCGGTCACGGTCGGAACGACGGCGCACAGCGCGAGAAGCGTCTGAATGCCGGTACGGACTGCCGAGCGCCACGGGTACACGGTCTGTGTCGGCGGGATCACGCCGGACTGAACCGGGAAGTTCTGGCCATCCTGCGGTGCCGTTGGTTCACCAGGCGCCGGTGTGCCAGCCAACGGGTCGGGCTGAGTCATTACAGAACCCCTAACTTTTCGAGAATCACTGCTGCAAATGTCGCGGCGCTTGCTGTGAAGCTGAATCCGATGACTCCGACTCGCCAGACATGGAACTTCGCATTGACCACAGGTTTCGTACTCCGGGCTCCCCTAGCAGAAGCGCCGCGAGTACGAGAAGCTCCGGGGAGTACCGGCCCGTTATCGCCGCGTCGATGGCTAAGAACGCGCCCACGGCTATCGACACTAGGTCCCGTAGTAACGATATCCATGGATTGCGCACCGTCCATTCCTGTTCTACTTAGGCGCAGTGAGTAGCGCCTTGATTTCGGCAATGGCTGTCTTCAACTCCGCATGCTCTTGATGGAGCTTGGCAACCTCGCCGCTCAACTCCGTGATACGATCGTTGGCCTGCTTGGCGTGCAGCCAAGTGTCGAACCACTGACCGCCCACGGTTTCGCCCGGAGTACCCTTCGCAGCACCGAACGGGTTGTTATCCGAGAACTTCACATCTTCACCTCCACTCGTATCAATCACGGGTTGAGATTGCCCCATGAAGTAGGTTCGCCCGAGACGATAGCTCAGATCGCAGTCCTGACCGAGTACCTTGATCCCGTTCTGAACCTGAAACATTGACGCGCGCTTGTCCAGATAGAACTTGCGCGAGAAGTTCGGGATGCTGACGAGCTCGGCTGTGGTCGGCACGAATCCACCGTAGTAACCCGACCACGCGTAAGCTTGCCAGCCGTCGTCAATCAAGCCGTTGTCGAAACAGTATTTGATCCACCAGTAGCCGCCGTACTCACCCATGCGGTAACCGGAACCGTGAACGACGTTCCTAGCAGCCTTCACGTAGGCGGTATAGGCCGGGTAATCGGCGTGCTGCACGTCGGTGTCGCCGGTCGAGAACGGGATGGTGCAACCGGCCGTGTAGTGGGTTTCCTGCGCCAGCCTGACGGCCTCGCGCGCGTGAGCCTCACCCTTCACTGCGCCGCCCGCGCCATCCTGCGAAGCCTGCTCCCAGTTGAGCGCCAAGAGCAGACCTGCGCCGCGGATGGCGGCCGTCTCCTGCGGATGGTCGATTGCCTTGCCGTTGGGCAGGTAGCAGAGGTAACGCAGCACACCCTCATACCCGAGACGTGCGACCGCCTTCTGATCGGGCCGGCCGTACGAGTAGTCCAGCCACTTCGCAAGAACCTTCATCGTTTAAACCCTAATCGGTCGTTCGACTGTGGACGGCGGTATGCCCTGCTCGTTCCGTGTGGCAGTCATCGAAGCGTTCGGATCGCCTGGCATAACGGGATCAGGTTGCCGCGGTAGCGTACCTCCACCGGTAGGCTCGAACTGCGCCATAAGATCGGCGACAAGTTGCTTCGCGATCTCTTCATCCAGGAAGCCCAGATTTACCGCGGCACCGACCGACGAAACGGCTTGACCGAACTTGGCCAGCAAGTCAACGCCCGCCGCGGTCGCGGTGAGCTCTTGCTTATCCTTAATCCAGCGGTCGACCATATCGGCATCGATACCGGCATCGATCAGGGTTTCGCGAATCGGCACGCCCGACGCCTGCTTTGCGCCAACGACTTGCCAATCCTCGATCGAGGATGCGAGGCTAGCGGGCGCCCACTTACATTTGGCTTGCGTGGCTGTGATGTTCGAAATCTTGAGTGCAAACCTGGCGATGTCCGACCACGCTGCACCAGCAACCGAATGGAACCGCTTAATCCGCGACGTGAGCGGCTTGTCCGCAATCTGGCGCGCGGCGGCCGATGGCTGCTCCCCGCCGGGTTTAAACGCGTACAACGGCGTGCCGGTCACCACGGACATGACTTGCATGTACATCTCGATCGGATCGATAAACGCCTTCGGATCGGCCGCCTGGAATGTGCCAACCGCCCGGATGCCATCGAAGAAATCGATCGTACCGGGCTTCCCACCATCCGCGAATGCCCTACGTTCGGCACGCTCATCGGCATCGCTCTCG